CAGGCGCTCCCCGCGCAGTGCATTTCGAGCCATGCGCCGGAACGCCTCCTCCTTGTAGTACCCCATGGCCTCGGCGCATTCCCTCGCCGTGCCGGACGCAATCAGGTCATCGGTCATCCGGTCCCGGACCTCGTAGTAATTTTTCCAACACGGTAGCCCGTTCCCCCTGCGCCAGTGGAAGACCGAGAATATGGACACCCCAACTTCCTTCGCGATCTTCGCGTCTGGCAGCTTCTGGTCGTACAGCCGGCGCATCTCCAAGAGTGTTTTGGTGGTCATGACTCATACCTCCCGCACCCGGATATATATTCCCGGGATATCCGCCCAAAATTTCTCTACGACGAGGGACACAACCTGTGCATCATCCCTCCAAAAACCCTCTGCTGTCATGCAGTCCATCAGCAACTTCTGGAGGTTATCTACATCGGGCTTCGTGGTCCGGTACTCTCCGTCTGCATGATCTCCACGCGGAAAGCACCACTTGACCACCAGCGCCACGCCACACCTCGCGGGCTCCGTCGGTCGGAATCGCCACAGGTGGGCCCTCAGCTTGGCACGGGCCGCCTTTACTTCATCCGGTTCATAGGGCACCGGCTTACCATTGACCACGCGCCATTTCTTTTCCTGGTGCGTGACAGTGGGCGGGATCATTGGCATGAAAAACTCCATCACCATTTCGCTTCACCTCGCTAAAGTATCATTTTTTGATCATTCCCTCACGCGCGTCTGTACTGGGCGGGTGTCCCTCCCGTGTGTGGGGGCGGCTTATGAGCCCCCACACTTTAAGGGTGGGCACCCGTACAGGGGGCTTGCCCGACTGGTATTTATACCGTTAGGTATAGTGGTGGCGGGCAAGCACATGCCCGGCACCTGAATTTTAGGTCGCGGGCATGGTTTTTGGGAACGTGCCCGTCACCTGAAAAATATGGTCACGGGAACGTGCCCGGCATTCCCACAACCTTGGTGCCGGGCGGGCATATCACCAGTCTTTTTCAGGCTCCGGGCATATCTTCATGGTGTTTCTGTTGACAATGTACCCGAGTGATTTGAGGGAATTTCTTACCGTTTTTTCGGCTGGCGGGGTCTTACCCATTGCCTCTGCATTCTGCTTGACTTCCTCGTAGAGCTCCTTCACGGTGGGGTATTCATCGTTGTGGGAGAAGCGAAAACTTTCAATCGCCATGTTGTACTGGCTCTGCTTGGCGTCACGCTGTTTTTTTACTTGTCTCTTGCGTGCTTCCGCTCCCCGCTGATACGGCTTGAGCTCTTCATCCGGAGCAATATCGGAGAGTACCCCGCTCTCATCCCCCCTATGGACGGGGTAATCAAACCAGAGATTAACGGGCTGAAATTTCGGGAACTCACGTAGTGTCCCCTCGATGCGCCATGCCGTGTAGCCCTCTGCAGCCTTCCTTGCGGCCTCTGCGGCCTCCTGGGCGGCCCAGCATTGCTTGTCGGACAGAAGGGCCTTACATGCCTCCATCGCCCTGCTCTCGCTGCACAGATCATCCATTGACACCTCGCTCAGCTTCCCCGCATCCAGCAGGGCAGACGAGCAGGCCGCGCACACAGCGTTGTTGACCTCCTGCTTACGCAGGGCTTCGGATACTTCAAGTTCGATCAGGTCCAGCAGGGCGTCTGGATCACGGGCAAATACGCCGGAGCCGCTGGCCCGGTCCATGGACCGCTTTCCGCCTTGAGCTCCCTTAGAGTGGTGGTGGCAGTAGATCACTGCGCATCCAAGCTCTGTGCAGACCTTGTCGAACTGGTTGCAGAATGCGGCCATCTGATCCGCGGAGTTTTCGTCTCCGGTGATAACCTTGTAGATTGGGTCAATAACTACGGCGATGTAATCCTTTTTCATGGCCCGGCGGATCAGCTTGGGAGCCAGCTTGTCCATAGGGACAGAGCGTCCGCGCAAATTCCAAATGTCGATATTGGAAAGATTCCGCGGTTCCCATCCCAGGGCCTCGTACACCTCACGGAAGCGATGCAGACAGGACGCGCGGTCCAGCTCGAGGTTAACATAGAGAATGCGTCCCTGTGCGCACTTGAATCCAACCCAGGGGCGCCCCTCGGCGACCGAGCAGCACAGTTCGATTAGAGCATAAGATTTGCCTGCCTTAGACGGCCCGGCGATCAGCATTTTATGGCCCTGACGGAGCACCCCGTCGATCAGTGGCGGCGCCAGATCCGGCAGATTGTCCCAGGCGTCCGCCATACACTCCGGGTCAGGGAGGTCGTCGTTTACGCTCTCGATCCACTCCTTCCACTCCGCCCAGGTCGCCTTGCCCAGATTGGTGTCGATCAGAAATTGCTTATTCCCATTGCGCATAACGCCGGGCATGCGGGACAGCCGGGAGGGGTTCCGGTTTTGGCGGTCGATCTCCAGCCCATTTTTCTTGCACACCTCATACAGGTAGTCCACCCGTTTGCGGTACTCATCGTAGGACCCAGCGTCAATGCGCACGATGGCATGGATGCTTTTGCCCCCCGAGTGTACCAGGCAGGCCACCGGCAGCTCCAACTCACGTATGATGGCGTTCTGCTCTTCGACCGGCATAGAGTCTGACTCCACCAGGGCATAACGGAACTCCGTCACATTCTCGTTTTTGCAGCCCTGTCCATCCAGGGGATTGAAGCGTATCCATGCACCGGCCTTCGGGCTGTAGTCCCCCAGTACGCTCCCGATATCACCGCCGCACCGGCTCAGCCGTTCGATCAGCTCACCGGCAGTACGGTCCCAGTTCCCCTTGGTAGGCAGGTACTTCCCATCCTTCTCCCAGGTCTCGGTGACGTAGCCCACGTTCTCCCCTGCCTCAAAAAGGGTCTCGAGGTAGGTGATGAGCTGGCGGGCCGGGTCCCAGTCTCCCGGCTCCGCTATTTCCTTGCCCTCCAGCCAGTTGCGGTTGACCACCACCAGGTCCTCACGGCCCCCGATGACATCGTCCCAACTCAGCTCAACACCGCCTCCGTTGGGGCGCCAGCCGTGTTCCATGGCCATTTGGACAATAGTCCCCGCTGTGATCGGCGCCGCCGCCCCGCGGAAGGAATTCCATTTCCTTGCGCATTCTCCGGGGTGATAGCGTTTGGGGTCCCTGCTGCTCCAACGGTCCCAGTCCTCTGAGGTATAGCCGGCCTCCTTCAGGCCCATTCCGATCCCCACCCACTCCTGATAATCCAGTGATGTGGGATCTATGTATTCCAGTGCCTCTTTCAGTTTCAGCTCACGGTCCATGCATTACTCTCCCTGATACGTTGATGGGTCAATCCCGCGCGGGGTTTTCCAGCCGTTCGCGGCGATCCGGTCGATCATATGCTTAGCAGACTCAAAGGACCAGGTCCCCACGTGCCGGAATCCACGTCCCTCTAGGAACCGGATTTGCTTGGGGGTCGTAAGTCCAGCCTCGCGCCGGGCGCCGAGGCGATCCAGCAGCAGCTTTGCTTTCCCCGCGCTCTCGATCTGGTCCGGAAGTATCCCTAACTTTTCCAGTGTGTTCTTTTGCGCATCGCTTGGAGGCCCCATTTCCCAGCCGAAGGCAGGGGTATATCCCGTCAAATCCTCCGCCTGAATGGACATTTCGAATTGGAGCGGGTCAACCAACCGCTGTTTCCGGCGGCGCATCTCATGGAGCTGCTTGGCAAGCGCTTCTTCGCGCTGGGCCACTACATCCTCGCTGGCCTTTTGCTCGGCCTGCTCGATATCCACGGGACAACCGGCCGCCTCAATATTCTCCGTCATCTTACGCGCGACTTCTTCGTTCTCACAGATGAGATTTGCCGGGTGGCAGAGCTCGTGCCGCTCCGTGTGCCAAAGAAAGTCCAGCAGCAGCAGGTGGTCCTTTCCGCGAAACAGCCGGGTACCACGCCCCACCATCTGGCTATAGAGGCTGCGCACTTTTGTTGGGCGCAGCACTACGATGCAGTCTACGGATGGGCAGTCCCATCCTTCCGTCAGCAGCATGGAATTGCAAAGCACATTGTATTTGCCGGCGTCGAAGTCGCTGAGAATCTGCGCCCGGTCCTGGCTGGTCCCGTTGACCTCTGCGGCGCGGAAGCCATGCCGAAGCAGGATGTCCCGAAATTTTTGACTTGTTTTGACCAGCGGGAGAAACACCACCGTCTTACGGTCCGAACAATGCTGGGTCATTTCGTCTGCAATCTGCTCCAGGTATGGGTCCAGCGCGGTCCCGAGGTCGCCGGCCTTGAAGTCGCCAGACTGGACGCCCACTCCGGTCAGGTCCAGTTTTAGGGGGATGGTGAGCGCCTTAATCGGCGACAGGAAGCCCTCTCGGATGGCCTTCGGCAGGGTATATTCGTAAGCCAGGGACTGGAAACACTGCCCTAGGTTCCGCATATCTCCCCTGTCAGGCGTGGCCGTAACGCCGAGTACCTTCGCCTGCCCGAAATGGTCCAGGACCCGCTGATATCCGTCCGAGAGTACGTGATGCGCCTCGTCCACGACTATCGTTTGAAAATAGTCGTGCGCGAAACGGCTGAGGCGCTTTTCACGCATTAGACTCTGCACGGACCCAACGACGACCCGGTACCAGCTTCCGAGGCAGCTCTCATCCGCCTTTTCTGTCGCACAGCGCAGGCCAGTCGCCTGTGC